CCGTGTCATATCAACTGCAAAACACTCAATTGAAATAGACGACACGCCAGGCGCAGAACGCATTATGATTTACCACAACGAAGGATCGTATGTGCAAATTGATTCACGTGGATCTACCACACACAAATCTGTGGGCGACAAATACGAAATCAACGACAGACAACAACATGTGTATGTTGGTGGTCCAAGTATGGTGACAATCAACAGTGATGCATATGTCTATGTCAAAGGTAATAAAACTGAAGAGATCGAAGGTGACTACAACATGATTGTACGTGGAAACGCACAGTTTGGTGTTGGTGGTTCCTTCTTTGTTAACGCAAGTGATCAGTTGCAAATGAGAGCCGCAGACGTGATGTTGGACGCAAACGTTTCCACATTAGAAATCTTTGGTAAAAAAGAAATCAAAATGACAACACCTATTGCGTTCTCTATGACTGCGAAGAAGATGTTCCAACACATAGGGGAAGAGTGGCACGGAAAGTCTGATGGATTTATCAAGTTTGAATCTACGGATGGTTTCTGGCAACAGTCAACAGACGCAGGTTTCAACTTCAAGGCTGCAGAGAATATCCAATTCCAAACAGACGAGACGTTCTCACTCAAAGCGGGGGATGCAGTTAATGTTGATCCAGGCAGTGGTATTATCGATCTTGCAAGTGGATCTTCAGTAGAATCAGAAGCGGCAGAAGCAGAGGATGCGCAAATCGCAGAACAAACTCAGATGCCAGAACCACCCGCAAAGTCTACTGCGATTGTTAACTCTGAAATCGCATCAATGGATGCACCAGTATCTATGGCAACAGATGATAGTGCAGATCCATCTCATGAAGAAGAAGGTAGTAACTACTTCGACAATATGGGTGTCGCACAATTAGAGAAAGAAAATCTAACGGTTGGGAATACATATAAGATAGGTAACACGAATTATACATTACAATCTAATCCAAGTGATCCAGAAGATTCTAGTCTTTGGTACTTTGAGGAACAATAAAGATGGCAAAAAGTAATTGTATTGACTTAAATGATCAGATATATCAGTCCAGACAGAGACTTGGCGGTGCTCCCATCAGTAATGGTGGGGAACTGAACGTATATGCTATTGAAAATTATAAAGCAGAATTCTTAGAAGGGATCCAAACAGACAGTTTAACTGATCCTGTAGATCTTCAAGTTTCTCTTCATGGAAATGCATTTTATGAATCGTTAACAGATTTTAATAACTTTTTAAGTGGAAGTCAATTAACAGACTATCCTGAAGTGTTGGAAAGATTTGAAAAGGGCCCTATTTCCACAATTGAATTCGCAGACTTTTGTGGTGCGTATAATTACACCCCACCTAAGATTAAAACTGCGTCTACACTTGCAGACTTGAACCTATTAAAAAATTTGAATTCATATTATAAAGATCCTAATTCAAGTATTCTTGGTGGATTTTGTAGTATGATGCCTCAGGTATTTGGCGCAATTGGTGGTTTCTTTAATATTATTGGTTCTGTTGCAGGTCTCATCAATGATGCAATTGCATTCTTAAATAAAATTAGAAACCTTGAAGATCCGATTAAAGCGATCATTGAAAAGATAACAGTAAAAGCACTTATCGAATCTATTAAAGAAAAAGTGGGTCAGGTTATTGAAGAAACTTTTGAGTCGGTAGTGAATGCAGTTAAAAACTTTGATCTTGCAGAAACTATTGGTGAAATAAAAACATACATCAATGAAAAGGTATTCGCAAAAGCTGCACAGATTAAAGATGACATTTCTGCCATTCTTACAGACGAAAATAAAGAGGGTTTGGTTGAAAAGGTAAAAGCACTTTTTGATTATGCGGTTGGACTTTTCTCTAATCCATCTTTGGAAGAAATTCAGTTTTTGATTGCAAGATTTTGTGCTTTTGTGTCAAACATTGAAGCGTTGATTAAAGACATCAAAACACCAATGGACAACTATGCATTTAAGTATCAAAGAATTGTTGGTCGTTTAGAAAGAGTTTCCAACTTAGCTACTGCAGCTGCGGTCAGTGCAGGTGCAGTTCGTTTTGATTCTGAAACTCGACAAACTGAAATAAATAGAATGAGAGAACAATGGCAAGCGCCCCCAAGTACAGGAACAAACGACAATCCACAAGACGAACCGACAGATCCTACAGTAAGTAACCCTGCAAGACTACCAGATACTTATGGTGGATGTGGCGGAGAAGTTGATGCTGCACCATCACAACACCACACACCAACTGGTGAAGCGCCAAACAATCCCCACCCACCACTACCTAGTGAGTTTGGGGACATACCTACTTGGGATGAAATTAAGGATGGAAACCATCCAAGAATTGCATTCACTTCGGGTATGGGAGAAAGAGGATGGACTGGTATAAATCCAGATGTGAAAGCAAAACTTATGAGACTGCAAGGACTAACTGGTGCAAAGTTGACTATCAATAGTGGATTTAGAAGTGAACAATATCAAGCGGCACTTAGAGAAAGATATAGGCAACAAGGTAGGTCTCGTGGAACATATACTGAAGGACGTGGTTGGAACTATGGTGTCGCATGGAATTCACAACACATGCAAGGAAATGCAGTTGATGTTGCATGGGGTAATTGGAGTAGGTCTAAGTTTATCGATGATGCGAGAAGATGTGGATTTAAATTTATTAAAAGATACAACTCTTTCGTACACATAGATACTGTAGAAAGAAACCCAAGGTAAAGTAAAATGACATTAAATGTTTTTACACCACAAACAAAAAAGATTAATCTTTATTCTGACTTTAAAAAGGATTTAGAGATTAATCTTTTAACAGATGATCTTGCGGTCACAAGAGATGAGGACGCAGTCAAAGAAGCTATGCGTAACCTTATGTTGACAGATCGTGGTGAACGTTTAATGCAACCTTATCTTGGTGCGGGACTAAAAGAACTTCTTTTTGAAAATCTTACACCTGCAACATTAGAACTGATTAAAGATCGTGTCCAAACTACATTGGAAATATATGAACCACGTGCAGACATTATTGATGTCACCGCCGCAGGTTCTTTAGATGAAAACGAAGTATATGTTAATGTAAGATTTTACATCAGTAACAGAGAACAGCCAATCACGCTTGATGTGATATTAGAGAGGACAAGATAAATGGCGACTCCAACACCAATAGTTGAACTTGACTTTGAAGCAGCCAAGAATCAACTCAAAGATTACTTAAGATCACAAACGCAATTCAAAGACTATAACTTTGAAGGGTCAAACATGAGTGTGTTGTTGGATGTCCTCGCATACAACACATATCATAATAACTTCTACACCAACATGGCAATATCTGAGATGTTTCTTGACTCAGCGATTTTGCGCAACTCTGTAATCTCACATGCAAAAGAACTCAACTATCTGCCTCGTTCTCGCAAATCACCAAAAGCGGTTGTTCGTGTTCGTATTGACGATCCACAGGGAACTATTACAGACCAGACTGTCGTTATTCCGACATATACTGAGTTCACAACATCGTTTTTGGGAACAACATATAACTTCGTGACTAATGAAACGTATGTTGCACGTAAAACTGCACCGAATGTATGGGAGTCAGGAGATATAGAAATCTTTGAGGGTGAAGTCCTTGCCTCTTTCGAACGTGAAGGTTTCCTTGTTGATGATAACGGAGTTCTGCGTGTTGCACTCTCTAACCCAGAAGTAGATACAGACTCTATCGTTTGTTTTATCGATGCAGAGGCAACAGAAGATCAGAACGTCTTTACATACAGAACAGATATTTTTGGGGTGGGACCAACCGACAAAGTATTCTATCTAGAACCTTATTTTGATAACCGTTACAATATTTACTTTGGTGGTAACGTATTCGGTCTACAACCATCAGAATTCGAAGACGTGAAAGTACGTTATCGTATTACAAGTGGACCAGAAGCGAATGGTGCAAATAAATTCACATCTTCTTTCTTATCTAATGTGCAGATTACAGTAACCACGGTACAAGCAGCTTCGGGTGGTGCGGAAAGAGAATCTATCGATAGCATCAAAACTAATGCACCAAAAGCATTGCAGATTCAAGATCGAGCGATCACAACCAATGACTATGAGATCCTTTTGAAACAAGAGTTCCCAGAGATTAATGCGGTTTCTGCATATGGTGGTGACGAATTGGAACCGCCACAGTTTGGTAAGGTTGCAATCAGTGTTTATTTGAATGACAATGCACAGTTGATTTCTCAGACACTTGCAAACTCGTACATCGAATTCTTGAAGAACCGCACACCACTGACGATTGAACCATTCTTTGTTAAAACAGAATTCTTGTATGCGGATCTGAATATTAATGTTTATTATACTCAAAAAGAAACAGAAAAATCTGGTGATCAAATCGAATCGTTGGTTAGAGATGTGGTATCGAAACACTCTACAAATAATTTGAATAAATTTAAATCTAAATTAAGACTTTCAAGATTGTCGAAAGAATTGAATGACATCGACACTGCTATTGATAGTAATGCTATAAAAGCAAAACCTATTATTGAATTCTCACCAACAATTAATCAGTTATATAACCCAAGATTTGTATTTGGTACTGAATTAATTCGTCCATATGCATACAATCAATCGCAGGGATTTACAAACTACACTCCTGCAATTGTTTCTAGTGTCTTTGATCAAAATGGAATTTGTGTATTTTTCCAAGACGATGGTCAAGGTAATATTCAGATTGTTACTGATGATGTTGCAAATCCACAGATTGTAAACCCAAATGCGGGTACAGTAAACTATGAAACAGGTGACGTTAAGTTGGTTAACTTTGAAACAGAGAGTTATCCAGGCGCTGCAATTAAAATTTATGCAAATACAAAACAAGATGATATCACTTCACCTAACGGACGAGTGTTCTTAATTCGTGACGAAGATGTTCGTGTTAATGTATACTTGGATAATAAGCTTGTTGCAGGAATTCAAAATAGTGCACAAGATCCAGTAATTCTTGATGCTCCAGATGCAAGTGGAGTTATCACGAGAACAACTGGTGGTAGCGGAAGTTCAGGCAGTGCGGGTGGATCTGTTTACTCAAACTCCCAAGGTGGAAGCAGTGGATACTAATAAATGGCAGATTATAACCAAGCAGAAATTCTAAAGAAGGTATCATTCTTCATTGATGCGCAGTTCCCCGCACTCTATAAAGAGTTCGGACCAGAACTTGTGCAACTTGTCAAAGATTATTATACCTTTTTAGAAACAGACACAAATCAATCTGTTTATAACATCAGAAGAATTTTTGAATATCGTGATGTTTCTACGACATTGTCGAGTATGGTTATTCATTGGCAAAGAAAATTTCTTGCGGATCTACCATTAAAAGAATCACAAGTCCCCTTTATTATTAAAAACATTATGGACTTGTATCGTTCAAAGGGTACAGAACAAGGCATCAAACTTTTCTTTAGAATTTTCTATCAAGAAGATATTGATGTTTATTATCCTGCACAAAAAATGTTTAAGTCATCGGCATCGACTTGGAGGACTGGTACTTTCTTACAGATGTTTCCAAATAGTAACGAATTTTCTTCCAAAACAGGCGTTGAATATTCTTACTTAGATTTACTTGGAAGAAACATCATAGGTTCAACAACTGGTGCAAAGGCTTCTGTAAACAAAATTAACTTTGTTTTGTTGAACGGCATTATTACACCAATCATTTACATCGATAACTTGCAAGGTAGTTTTGTAAAATATGATGATGTGTTGTCTCAGATTGGCGGGGAAACTGTTTCTTTTGGTAAAATTAATGGATCTCTGAACGATATAACCATTGATACGAGATGGAGTGGCGCAACCACAGGTAATGAAGTAGGTGATATTTTCGAAGTTGAAGGAACTTATGGTTATGGTGGGCGTGCAATTGTTACTGGCATCACAAACGATATCACAGGTTATGTTGAATATGAATATATTGATGGTGGGTTTGGATACACAGTAGAAAATACTAGATTACTTGTTAGTGATCAAGTTGTTATTCTTGCGGGATCGTCTCAGTCAACAGATTGGGAAATTGGAGAAACAATTGGTGATAACTTTGGTAATGAAGGTATTGTTACAGGGTTCAACGAGGTCGCACTTGCAGTAAAAATGAATGACAGTGAAGAGTTTGATGCTGATCAATCTCCCACGATTCGTCGTAGAAGTTATGGTAATACAGATATTTTATATGCTGATATCACCAATAAAAATTCAAGTTCGCCTGGTATTTTATATCCAGATGGTGTACCACAGGATGCGAATACGCAAGTCATTGCAGTTATTGACGATGTTGAAACTGTTTCTCTCATCACAGATCCAATTCAACCATTCGTTAATGTTTTAATTAACTCTTCTAACTACAACGATGTTCCGCCTGCAGGACAAGCAATGTCTGGTACTGCAAATCCAGTGACACTTGCAACACCATTGAACGAAGCGTTTGACTTAACACCTTTCGACATTGGTAGAATCGATATCTTCAGAAACGTCGATCCAGGCGTCAACTACACGAACGATGTTTGGGCGATTGCACAAGATAGTCAGATGATGATATTTGATCGTAAGGACCAGATTATTCAGTTGACTACTCCTGCATCTGCAGGTTCGTTTAATATTGGTGAAATTATCACAGAAGCTAACACAAATGTTAGAGGTATTGTTCGTAGTAGTAACACCCAAGTTGGTTCGGTTACTTTCACGCCTTATGCATACTATGGATTTACAGGAACAAACGATGTCATCAGACCTAACGCTCAAAGATTTAATATCTTAGGAGTTGAAAGAGATTACGAATCTAGAAACTTTGGTGACAACGCAGAAATTGATGCGGAAGTTCAGTTCGCTACAGGTAAGATTGCATCTGCGAAAATATTCAACTCAGGATTTGGATATGTTAATGGTGGAACTGCATATCTTGCAAATAACAATATTCGTGTTGCGAAGGGTACAATTACTGCAGAAACACAAGGTGTCACAGAGGGGTATTGGTCAGACTTTACTTCTCACTTGAATGGTTATGAAGTAGATAGCGCAAATACTTATGCGTATTTTGACTCTTCTATGAGAATTCAAGATAGTGATTACTACCAAGAGTATTCTTACGAGATCCGTAGTATGTTGGGACAACCTGTATATGAGGACTTCCTAAGAGAAAACATGCATACTGCGGGTACAAAAATGTTTGGTAAATTCTATTACCAAAGAAAGTTTGCTGCGGGTCCTGAAAAATCTGGTGTAAAACAAAGATTCCTTCGTATCTTTAATGACGATGGTGAGTCTACATCACCACTAGATATTGGTGATATTAACAACTTAACTGTTGACTTTTCTAATATCTTTTCAGATACAGAAGTTGTCACATCTGATAATGACTCATCTGTTAGTGGTGGTGGTAGTTATACTTACACCGTTACTCCAATTGGTTCAACATCATTGGATGAGGGTGCAACAAAAACATTTAGTGTCTCTGTGCCTGGATGGCCAAATGGTACTCCATTGTATTGGGCGATTGGTCCAAGACCAGATCGTGATAGTGACTTCTCCTTCCAATCTGGTAATATTGTCATGAACAATGGTGTCGGTGGTTTCTCTGTGGCTGCAGTTGCAGACAACTTCACGGAAGGCGCAGAAACTTGGCACGTTACACTAAGAACTGGTAGCGGTGTTGGTCCTGTTGTGTATACATCACCAGATTATACACTTAATGATACATCATTGAACTTCTCACCAACGCACACTATTAATGTTAGCACACCAGTCTTTGATTATGTGATTAATGGTACAGATAGAGCTACAACCCATGTAAATGCTGCACAACCTGCATTGGTATTCAACGTAGGTGATAGAATACAATTTAACATTGACAGTGGTACACAGAGTTCTCATCCGTTCTATCTGAAGACAACACAGGGTGCAGGAACAGGTAATCAGTTACCAAATGTAACTGGTCAAGGTGGTGCAGTTCTTCAGTGGACTGCAGTTTCAGGAACATATTACTATCAGTGTGCAAACCACGCAAGTATGAACAATACAATTACAGTTACATAAATAATTAAAAACACTTTTTAGGAAGAAAAAATGGCAAAACAAACAGTAGATATTGGACAAGCACCCAATGATGGAACAGGTGATCCGTTACGTGTCGCCATGGATAAACTTAACGATAACTTTAATGAAGTTTATCGTGCGGTTGGTGGTTTGGGTTCAACCACGCTTCTTAATATGGTCAACACTGATCAAGAACTTCAAGTTCTAAACGTCCACAATAAAATATCCTTCTTGCTTGATGATGAGGCAGAACTATATGCTTTGAGTGCGGGTACTTATCATGGGTGTATCGCACACGTTCACTCGACTGGTGCACTTTACTATGCTCACGGTCAGTGGCGCAAACTTCTAACTGATAATGCCAATAACGATGTAACTTCATATGCAGACAGTCTTGCAAACGTTGCATACACTGGAATGTTGACAGACGCAAACAATTCGGGCTTTGGATTGTTAGATCTTGATGGTATCGCAGACGGTACTATTGGTCAAGTTCTTACTGCAAACGGAAACGGTATATTTGAGTTTAAAGACATTTCTTTGGGCGCAAGTGCAATCAACGATCTTACAGATGTTACTATTACTTCTCCCGCAAGTGGAGAAGTTCTAAGTTACAATGGTTCTGCATGGGTAAATGCAGCTGCAGCAGGCGGTAGTGCAAATACATTTGGTACAATTAGTGTCGCAGGTCAAACAGATGTTGTCGCAGATGCTACAACAGATACCTTGACATTTATTGCAGGTACTGGTATGACTATTACCACTGACGCTGCAAATGATACTATCACATTCGTATCTACTGCGACTGGTGGTGCTGGTGGAGCTGCGAATACATTCTCTACTATTGCTGTTGCAGGTCAACCTAGTGTTGTTGCAGATTCTACTGCAGACACTTTAAACCTTATTGCAGGTTCGAATATTACAATTCAAACTGATACAGGCACAGACTCAATCACAATCAACTCAACTGCGTCTGGTGGATTTACACCATCACGTGTTACACAAGCAGTAACCTCTGCAAGTATTGCAGATGATGCAGAAACAAACATTGATTTTGCAAACTTGGGTGTATCATACTGTTTGTATAGTGTTCAAGTCGACAAAGGTGCAAGGGTTAGAATTTACAAAGACGATGCATCTCGTACTGCAGATGTAAGTCGTCCAATAGGTACAGATCCAGTAGAGGGTGACGGAGTCGTTGCAGAATTTGTTTCAACGGCGGCGGAGACATTCGTCATCACCCCAGCGATCTTCGGTTTTGTCGATAATAGACCAACAGAAAATGATATTCCTGTGAGAGTAACCAACCGTTCTGGTACTACTGGCACAGTTACTGTGACTATTACTGGACTGAAACTGGAAGACGCATAAGATGAAATCTAGGTATAACATCGTCCTTTGCAACTGTGAAGAACAAGATTCTGTTTTGGAAACAGAATGTTGTGACATGGAAGTGTATGATACACTTGATGCGCTAGAAGGCCTTGTTTGTATGATGTTAACTGAAGAAGAAGCGGAAAACCTACGTGCCTCTGACCGCATCATGTCGGTTGAAAAAGAAGATATTCCTATAGAAACTTATACGGTGCGCACCGATTCCAATATAGATTACCTTACGAGATATGGCATTTCGACGCAAAATGGTGCAGGGATTACCTCAACTTTCAAATTTTTGTCCAGTGACCAAGAGATTTCTGGAAACTCAGGACCAATAGGATATTTTCAAATTAGTCCCTACAACGAAGATGCGTATCTAGAAGACCAAGACATTACTAGGAATTACGCAGGGGAATATGTAGACATTGTTGCAATCGAAGCGGGAACACCGAACTCAGCGAATGATGTTTGGTTGAATCATGTAGACTCTCAAGACGATTCTAATAATCCTAGATTTGTTAGAATGGATTGGTCTGATATTAGTTCTTCTGTAAATGATGCGAGAAACAATCAAATAACTAACACAAATTGGTTTTCAGATCACGCAATTGGAGTTATGAGTGCTGCAGCTGGAAAGTTCGCAGGATGGGGTGCAGTTTCAAGTATACGTGTTATATATCTTTCTGATGGTGTAACCACAGTGCATAACGCAGTATTAACATGGCACCAGACAAAAGCGGTTAATCCAAATACTGGTAGAAGAAATGCAACTATCGTAACTGGTGCATGGGGATATGGTGCAGAAGACCACGTGTATCTATACAGAGTTCAGGATATTAATGAAATTGGTTCCTATGATGACGATGGTAATTTAACCACAGTAAGTAGACCAGTTGGTGGTTGGGGTAATGATTTAACTCCCTTTGTTAATGCGGGTTTGATGCCAAGAAGTGTATGGGATCAATCTAATGCTCGATATGAATGGTGGATTTCATGTCCTACCCAAAGCATTGACAATGGTTACAATTCTATGCTTCAATCTTGGGTCAATGATGGAAGTATATACTACTTTAAAAGTGCAGGAAATAATGGTGGCGCATCATCCGTTAAGAATGATGACCCAAGAATAAATGATTATATTCAAATGGATACAAGTGATGTGTGGATTGCTCCATACACAAATTCTAATGGAGAATATGTGTTTCAATATCAAGGACAGACCACCCAAGACCTTCAGAGATACACTAAAAGAGGTCGCACTGTAGGAAGTAGAAATCATATAAATGTTGGTGCATGTCAACATAGTACTGTAAATCCTTTACCAGATCCTTATAGTAACCGTGGCCCACACATTGACATTTGGTCATTTGGTGCGTATACTTGGACTTCAGCAGGTGGTACAGGAAGAGGCGCATTCACTCTCCCTGATGGAGAATGGGATTACTTTAGTGGAACTAGTTGTGCGGCTCCAGTTGCAGCGGGTGCAGCGACTATGTTTGTGGATTATCATTTCGATACGTTCGGAGAATATCCAACACACCAACAACTTATAGATTATATACAGAAAAATGGAAAACAGATTATGGCAGATGCACCACCTAGTACGGATAGTGCAGGTAATAATCTCGTAGACTATTCTACAGTTGGTAATAGTCCAACATCTGGATATTATGGGCCAAGAACTTACAATGGTAATGCATCTTTTAATTTGATCGAAGAGGGCGAATTCGAAAATGGTGGTACAGAAGTACATGATCTTTGGGGATCAACAACTAAAAGAATATTTGTTCCATATTTTATAACACGAAATACCAAGCAAAGATCTTCCTCTGCATTTAGATCCAATTTCAATTATAATGATTACAGTTCTACAAAACAACAATATCCACGCAGAAGAAAAACATATAGAATAATCCCATAAATATATTAAAAATGATTATTAGAGAGACACCATGGCAGAGATTTTAACAACAAAATTTAAATCTGACACTACTAGATTGTTCATTGAAGACATCAAGTCCAATGACTTCTATATCATGTGTTCTAGTATCGAACGTCTCGACGCTGAAAATTCAAGATTTTCAGAAAATGAATTCAAAGAAAAGATATTGTTTGGTAAGAAAGTGGATTCTGATGATGTTCACTTCATGATCAAGTATTATCCTTGGCAGAGAGATCAGGTCTATACTCAGTACGACGATGCAATTGACTTAGAAGATCAAAACTTCTATGCAGTGGTTGGTCCAACAAATAACGATACTGGTGATTACAGAATATTTAAATGTCTGTATAACAACGATGGTGCACCAGTTCAAGCACCACCTGCATGGAATGCAAACACAGATAGTCAGATTTATCAAACCGCTGATGGATATCTTTGGAAGTACATTTATGATCTATCAGATCTACACTTCGAAGCTTACAATGCACTTGGTTTCATTCCAATCAGAAGTTCTGCATTTGTTGTAGATCCTGTTGCAAACACAACTGGTGGAGAAGTCTCAGATATCTTTGTGACAAACCTAGACGATAACTTGGGTTACACAAAGGTTGAAGGTGCGCTTGATCAAGCACCAACCACTTCTGGTGTGATGATTGGTAGACCAGACGATGACGATATTTCTCAAATCTTTTATTATTACTATGGTCAAACCCTTTATGTCACAAACAATGACAACGCTGTGACAAATTTGTTTGACATTGAATACTACAGTTATAACACTGCAACTGGTCTTGTTGAATTTAGAGTTGACAGAGATCCAGTAGCTGCGGGTGTGTCTGCAAACGCAAGATGGCAAATCCTACCAAAGATCAAAATCGAAGGAGACGGAACTGGCGCATCTGCAATTCCAGTTATTGATAATTTAGGTAGAATTAGAAGTACAACTTTGTTGAACCGTGGTTCTTCATATAACAATATTGTTGCACGAGTTGTAGATCCACTTTACGACTTTGATCCAGGCGATCCAACAAGAACAGATACACGTGCTGATTTGAGACCAATTCTTTCCCCGATTGATGGACATGCACACGATTTGATCGATGAATTTCATTGTCATCACTTCGGAGTTTATGCATATATAACAGGAGAGGATAATCTTTTAATTGGTGCAAATAATGAATACTCTACTATTGGATTAGTAAAGAATCCAGAATTTAGAGATTCTGATTGGAATGTAATACCAAGTGCAAACACACCAGTAGTATTCGATAATAGAATTGCAGTTACTACTGATGACTATGATAAGACAGAAGTCAACGGTACTGTGCAACAGTTGAACTCCGATAACGAAGTTGTTTTCCAAGCAACTGTTCATGATATCGATTATTCAAGTAACACTTTATTCCTCGCAGAATACATGGGTCCTTATCAAAACCTTGCGAATTCAAGTAACTCACTAGATTTGACTTTGAATTTGCGCAACGAAACAGGTCAGTTGATGAGAATAAATACACCTATAGCAAATAACGTAGTAGAACCAACTTATGTGCAAAGATCTGGAAGAATATACTTTTTCGAAGACTTCTTCCCACTGCCAAGAACAGAAAACTCACGAGAAGAATTTAAATTCGTGATGGAATTTTAAGGAACAGATAGAATGCCTATTAATACAGATCTAAATGTATCACCATACTTCGATGACTTTGACATCGAAAAGCAATTCTATCGTGTGTTGTTCAAACCTGGCTACTCAGTTCAGGCACGTGAACTTACACAGTTACAAACTTCTTTACAAAACCAAGTTGAACAATTTGGTGACAACATCTTTAAAGAAGGTAGTATTGTTAAAGGTTGTGTTTTCACAAACCTAAGTGATCTTAAATTTGTAAAGGTTGAAAATCGTGAAGCTTCAGAAACATTAAATCAAACCTATTTCAATCCAGAATCGTATATCAGTAATAGAACTACCACCAAAGATACTTTAGGCGGAGTTGAAACTGAGGTAGATATTGTTTATGTTCTTTACGGTCAAACCTCGCAAGTTAGTGCACAAGTCATTGATGCTTCTGCAGGGTTTACAACTCGTCCACCAAACCTAAACACTTTCTTCATCAGATACTTGAACTCTGAAGGAAGTGCGAAAGAATTTACTGCAGGTGAGACAATTCGTATTGACAAATACACATATAAAGCAGGCACAGTCGAACCACTGACTCCTGTTGAAACTGGTGTGGATTCAATCAACGTGGCACGTGCATCATACACCCCAGTTGGATCCTCTTTTGGTATTCAGTCGTCGCCTGGTATTCTATTCCAAAAAGGACATTTCCTTTATACAGACGAACAAATTCTTGTTGTAGAAAAATACAGCAATGAACCTGCGGATGCATCAGTTGGATTTAGAATTAACGAATCTTTGATTTCATATCTTCAAGATGATACCTTGTATGATAACGCAAACGGTTCAACTAACGAGAATGCGCCAGGCGCAGATAGACTTAAACTCGTTCCAATACTAACCAAACTTACGGCGGCAGAAGCTGAAGCAGACTCCACATTCTTCTCACTAATTCGTTATCAAAACGGAAATGCAGTTCGTATTCGTGACATTTCTCAGTATAATGTCCTTGGTGATGTTACTGCAAGACGCACATACGAAGAGTCTGGTAACTATATCGTAAGAGATTTTCCTGTTACTGTCGAAAGAAACCCTGCCAACAATGCATTATTGGAATTACTAGTAGATCCAGGCGCTGCATATGTAAAAGGTTATCGTGCAGAGACTGTTGGCACACAAGCGTTCGAAATAGAATCTCCATCTAATACAGAAATCCAAACATCACAACCAATTTCATTTAACTATGGAAACTATGTTGATGTTACAGGGTTTACTGGACACGTTAATATTGATCTATCATCAACACAAGATCTTCTTGATGGTACTAACACAAAGATTGGCGAGTGTTTTGTCTCTAACTTGACAGAAGATCGTGCGTATCTCTTCGGTATTTCTATGAATGCAGGTAAAGGATTTGTAGATGTTGCGAAGATAGATGGGGCATCAACTGGTGAAATTTCGGTTGGTAGTGCTCTAAAAGGTACGGACAAACGTGCATATATTTTCGACACTGGTATGAATTATCTGTATGATGTTTATGAAGACGATTTAATTGTTCCAATCAGGGGACAGTCTACTCACGTTGTGAACAGTAACGAATTCACTATTACTACAACGCAAACAGGTGTGGGCACTGACTTTAATCTTAATCAAAATAATATTTTGGTGGTTACGTCCACAGGTACTAAGGTTACTCCTACAGGTACTTCTACTTCTTTGGGTGGTTCAAACCTCACTGTATCTCTACCAAATGGTGTAGTATCAGATGGGGTTAGCGTTATTTGTTACTACGACTACCGTGCAATTGATGCACGAGTATTCACTAAGTCTGCAAGAGATACTTGGCTGCGCCTAGATCACGTTACAACTCGTAGAAAGTTTTCTTTGGGTTTCCCAGATGTTTATGAAATTGTTTCGATTAAAAACGCTGCAGGAGACGACTTTACTAAGTCTTTCCGTTTGAATTCAAACCAAAAAGATGCATATTACGATCTTTCTTATATTGAATATATTCAAGGTCGTCCACGTCCTGGCAACGAACAACTTCAAATTAACATTAAAGTTTTTGAAACCATTAAACCAGTTGGTGCAGAAAGTTTCTATCACGTTGCGTCATACACAGGCGTGGATGAGAATGAGATCCCTGTATATGTTTCAGAATCTGGATACAAATACAATCTACGTGATTGTTTAGACTTCAGACCACAGGTTGACAAAGAGTCAACAATGAGTTACACTGAAACTAGCGGTGCATCTGCGCCTATCATGACTGTCGCCATTCAGAATACGATTGATGCGGCAGCACCATCATTTACTGGAACTTACACTCTACCTGCTACTGCACAATATGCGTCTGCAGATATTGAATATTATTTGCCTCGTTATGATGTTGTTACGGTTGACTCTTATGGTCAATTTAACTACGTTAAAGGTGCCGAAGAGATTAATCCTAGACCACCTCTATTGGGTGAAGAACAACTTGTTATTTCTGAAATCTATGTGCCTGGCGCACCTATTCTTTCACCCAAAGAAGCTTCACAACAAGGTAAAAGAGAATACGCAGTTCGTGCAAGACCAAAAGGTACGAAACGT